TTATTTCTTCTTGTTAGCCTTCGACTTCGCCTGAAGCCTCTCCCTGACCTTCGCGGCGGTTTCATCCGGCTCCTCAACCCTGCCGCTCTTCTTAGCAGGCTTTTCAGTATCTTCTGGCTTCATCTCCGCACCGGCCTCGCATGCATCAGCCACGAACTTACGAATCTCCTTCTCGGTCTTCAACTTCCTCGGAATGTCGACATCGGTGCCGTCAGGCATAATGAGCTTTGATGCAAACTCAACGAGTGCGTCCTCGTCCATCGCATCAAGATCGATCTCGTCACTTGCAGCTGAAGCATCTTCACCGCCAGTACTGATAAGCTGAGTGGCGATGAACTCACGCATCTGCTCAACGGTCTTGCACTTTCTCGGGATATCTATGCCCTTGGAATCAGCATATGCCTCCAGCTCTTCCTCAGTGGTCATTGCATCGAGGTCGTCTCCACTGCCTTCAGCCGTATCTACCGTACCTCCTATTGCCGGCAACTCGAACCCGAGCAAGTCTGCCACCTCTGCCATGCCCTCGAACATCTTTCCGAATGCATCCCCTACAGCCACCAGGTCAATGCCTGTAGCCTCTTCCTTCTTTGCCATCTTTAAATCCTCCTTTTGATTTTTATCTTCATGGTCGGCCTTCTCGGTTCCTCATCCTGAGCTGACCACGGCAACTGCTCCGTCTCTTCGTCTGGTGCAATCTCTGAGTCCTGAGCTGTATCCTCTTTCTCCTCTTCTGACACATGTGGAGCAGGTGCGCCCTCGTACTTGGCCCGCAGCCATCCGGCTATCTTCGCCAGTACATCCGTGTCAGGCAGAACGAACAGCTCGCTAAACGGAACCACCTGCTTCAGCTGCGACTCTGTCAGCTTGTTCACCGAACCCAGCACCACTCCCTTGTACTCGACCTTCTTGACGGTCCTACCGTCCCTGCCCTTGAATGTACCTCCAGGCTCCATCTTAGTGAATATGACGTTCCTTCCGTCGTCGATGTCGCTCAGGTCATACGGCGACCCGTTCTCTGGATCTCTGCACAGTATACTGATGCTGTCCCCGAGACCCATAGGCAGATCGGCTATGAGCATGTCCGGCGACTGCTTCTCCTTCCCCATGTCGAACAGCTCACATATGAACCTGCTCGACGGCGCCGTGGCCTTAGTCAACGGGTGCGCATATCCCAGCTTCTCCATCGCCTCCAGATGCAGCTCTGCAATGGGGTCCTCTATGTCCAGCTTCATCAGCCCTGGAACCAGATAGCTCCCCTGGTCCGGACCTACGCTGCAGTAAATAGACGCCTTGCGCAAGAAGTCCCTGCCGTCCATCTGCGGGGCTATGCGTACGATGTTGTCGCCCATCTTTATCTTGTACAGCTTGTACCCCGGCTTGATGAAATAGTCCCTGTCACCGTAGTTGCCCTTGCCTATATTATCAAGTCTCTTCTGGATAACATCGGGTGCTACTCTCTTGAATGCGCTCCTTATGCCTGTACCTCCACCACCTGTAAATCCTATACTCTTCCTTAAAAGCATTTACTTTGTCACCTCCTCTCTTCCTTTCGATCTAATCTCCTGCCATTATACTTAACCTTTAAGCTCTTACTCATCACCTCCTTATTCCCTTTTTGCATCCATCCGTAAAACGAGATCATGTCCCAGAACGTCAACTTGTCTGTCGTCTTACCGATACTCCTTGAATATTCAATTATGGGGAAATCTTCAGACATATTATTTCTTTATTTTTAATTTCGTTGGATAAGTAATTTTTAATTCAGGCTTATCCCTCGACTCTCTCAAGGCCTCTCTCGCGTTCTCAGCATCCAGCCTCTTGAGTATGTTTGGATTGATACGCTCGGTCATTATCTTGTTCGCGAACTCGGGATTGAGTCGAAGCAAAATTCTTTCGTGCGCCAACTTCAACATGCTTCTCTTGTTGTCCAGCGCCTTCATGACGATGTCCAGTAACTCCGAGTCCTTCTTCGCGGCGAAGTACGCCTGCTGGGCCTTCTTGAATCCTGCATCGAGCAGAGTCATGTCTTTTATTGTGCCCTCTGTGACCTTCTCCCCGCTCCTTGCATATTTACTTCTTAGCCCATCTCTAATCCTTGCTTCGGTCTCGTCCATAGAAGCCTTCGTTGCAAGAACTCGCATGTCTGAATCTACTGCCTTACTCCCCCAATAGTACACAAGTGCTGCCTGCCCATCCACTGCTTCGTCCATGTCACCAACAGATATGTCCTTCTTCAGCTGCTCCAGTTCTCTCTGTGTAAGCATTTTATTTCCTCCTCCCTATTTATCTATTATACCAAATAACATGAGTCCATTTTTTATTGATTAAACCTTTCTTTACATGTGACGGTTTTACATAATTATCCGGATCATCAACCATAATGCCCACAATAGGATCTGCATATTGACCAACTCCATCATAATCAATAAATCCTCCTGCATTTACACAACCTATAAAGTCTTCTATAGTCATTAATTCGCCAATAGTGAAATCTATAGGTTTTAGTTTCTCTTGTACCATTCTCTCTCCTTTCCCACAATTAGGATTTTAAGCCAAACTCCGCCTATCAATAATATTATAAAATATTGACGATTAAACCGTATATTTTCATTTTTTATATCTTTATAATAAAAGCTTGTCCGTATCGTATTGTTCGTTCCAATTATACCCCACTTTTGCTTCAATTTCAATCGGAACATTTATCCAAGGAAAATCCCATTTCGTCATATAATCTTTAACTCGATAATAATAATCATCCCATCCATCTTCGGGAACAACAAATGTAAGATCATCATGAACGTTCAAAGACGGGATTAGACCCGAATTAACAGCTCGCAAATGACTTAAAACTGTAAAATCACTTGCAGTAGATTGAACGGGGGAATTAACGATCATATTCAAATTCATTGGGGCTCGGCGTTTTCTTCCAAACAAAGTCCCCACGTATCCGTATTGGGAATAAAATGCAATTTCTTTATTCTGCCATTCTTTTAAATAATGGTATTTTTCAAATAATTTTTTCTGAACTGAATCAATTAAATCTACGGGTAAATCTAATAATATACGAATCGTCTCCGGTCGAGCTAAATAAATTGTAGCAAATACAAAATGTTGTTTGGTTAATTGACGATAATGCTTAAATTCGGGATCACCCTTAATTAATCCGTAAAGTTCCTTTGTGTATTCAGCATGAATATCAATATTATCCCAAATTGCTTTACCCAATTCCGGATCCTTACAATACATTTGGACCACCCGGATCTCCCATTGCGAATAATCACAACTGAGAAGAACATAATTTTTGGGCGCTGCAAATATAGACCGGATCTCGTTAAATTCTCGTTTTGGTACATTTTGAAGATTTGGATTTGACGATGAAGTTCGACCCGTTGAAGCTATACCTAAACTATAACTTGTATGGATCTTTCCATCGAGACAAACTAATTCTAAACATCCGTCAAGATGTGAAGCTTTTACCGACATCAATTTTCTTCGATTAAGTAAAAGTTTTGAAAAATCATTATTGATAGATTTAAGCACCTCTTCATCTACAGAAAGATTTCCCTTCTTTGTTCTCTTTGGCTCAATATAATGTGAAAAATTATAAATAAAATCCGCAAGTTCTTTATTTGAAGACAGTAAAAATTTACCCGCATGCTTTTCCTTATATTTTTTTACCTCAGGAAGAGCTTCAATTTTCAATTCTAATTCATCCGCTTTTTTACCAAAATCAACGGCTAATTTCTCTGCAGCTTTTATATCAACATCGATCCCTAATAATTCGCTTTCAACCAAGGCCTGCGTTCCGGGGATCAAAATATTATCATATACATCCATTAATCCCGTTTCATCTTTAAGACTCTCGTTTATATATACATCAACGGCATCGCCATAAATTACATCCTTTGCATTATAATCAAAAACATCATTACGATCGGCCTTTCTTAAATCCTTATAATGCTTTTTTATTTTTTCTTCATAGTTTCGAATCCCGTAATGCATCCAGACACGATGTTTTAAACTATTAACACCACCCTTTTCGTTTTCAAGATAACACTTTAAGAATGAACAACCATAAGGGGACATATCCAAACCCAATCGGACTCGGGACCATAATTTTTCAAATTTGATATTATGCGCAACCTTTTCAACATGCGAAGACAGAAACAATTTTTTCAAAATCCCTTTCAATTGTTTAAACTCAGATGACGACCATGCATCTTCCACATTAAATATCATTGCGCATTCATCAACTTTCGGATTATACAATCCGCAAACAATTATCTTTGCCCCCTCTAAAAAAGGATTTAATCCCACAGTCTCAAAATCAACATATACTTTATCTCCTGTTAAAATAAGCGTGTCAATATATTCTTGAATCTCTTTAATTGATTTACCAATTTTATACTTCAACAAAGGAAGTTTCGGAAACGATTCCTTATAAGAGGATAGGAAAAAGTGAAGATCCCTGGCCCATAATTCCTCTATATACACATCATTATTTTTACTACTTTCTCGCATAACCTGAGAGGGATGAAATGTTGACCCAACCCAACAATTTAATTCTCGATCGGGGATCATAAATCCTTGGAGGGGGATGATATCCGAAAAATTTAAAACAGAAGATGACGCAGCACCCCCGAATAACACGATTAATTCGGGTTTACATTCTTCAATATATTTATGAACAAGAGGACGACAGTATTTGATTTCATTTTCTGTTGGTAAACGATTCAAACTATAACCCCTATCTCCGGGTTTAGTTGGTCGACAACTAACAGCATGAACGGACCAGATATCATCAAAAAAAGAAAATCCTAAATCATTGACAGTATCTCGTAATAATTGCCCCATTTCCCCATAAAAAACTTCACCCACTTTATCCTCTTGCCAACCCGGAGCGCCCCCTATAAATAAAATTTTCTTTTTCCCTCGACCATATAAGGGTATTTTGGGATAAATCGCCTTTTTATAAAGACCGCATAAATCGCATAAAGGTTCAGTTGCTTCTATCTTATGCATAAATCAATCCCCGATTCAACTAAAAGCGTTCTTCCCCTATCAGAACCCGAATATAACTTTGCACATACAACCCGTTTTATCCCGGCTTGGATCAATAAACCTGCACAAGTAAAACAAGGCTCCATTACGCAATATAATGTCGATCCCTCTAATGCAATCCCGAATCGAGCAGCGATAGAAATAGCATTCGCTTCTGCATGTAAAGTCCGTATACAATGAATAGATTCCACTCCCGTAAACGAATCTTTAATATTAACCAAATAGTGCCCCACGTCATCACAATGAGGCTGCCCTATAGGCGATCCCGCATAACCCGTAGAAATAATTCTTTGATCTTTAACAATAAGACACGACACTCTCCCTCGATCGCATGTACTTCTCTTTGATAATACGCCTACAATTTCAAGAAAAATATCATCCCATTCCGGACGCATTAAAAAATACCCCTTTCTTTTAAATCTACATTAAAAGCATGAAGACTCCCGATAAAATGTGTTAAATAACCGGAATCGACAAAAATTACATTTGAAACATACTCCAACATTAATAAAGCCAAAGCTGCATCACTTGCAAAATGCTTTAATAAATCGCAACTTCTCATTGAATATAGAAGATGCAATTTATTATTACGAATGAGAAATTGATAACTTAATGAACAAGGGACACGAGCTTTTCCCCCCCAATTCCTCATATCTTTATGCTGATCATAAACCGTCATGATTGCTTGACGCGTATTTGGCCTTACGTTTAATTCATTAATAACATAAGGGAGCTGATCCCGGATCCTTTCATTATAGGTATACTCAAAAGTCCCATCATGAATATACTTACCCCAAAGATCTCTTTTCGATAACCAAGCATTCCCGGGATTAATTAATTCCGGTGCGACTCGTTCTGAAAATTCCTTATCAACCCAAGAACGATCAATCTTCATATAATCTAACATCTCATTCATTTGATCTGAAGATGTCAACTTATAATCATATCCATTAAGTTCTAAAGTTAACCCCTCATCGTCATGAAGAGTCCGATCTTGAACTGTAGCGGATTGTACCCGAATCCCCATTTCAAAAAGATCCCGCTCAACTTCTCTAATCATCTCTAAACAATTACTGAATATTCTCATTTACCCTCCTTTCTTGCAAGATAACCAACAAGCCTTGCAAACATCTTTTTGATTTGAATAGCCAACATTTTCACAATACCATTTTTTTGCTTCGTCTATATACGAATTTGGTTTTATTAACCTCTTCCCCGAAGATGTAAATGGGGTATTCTTCAAATGAGCTACGATTTGTTTTGCAACATATTCACAAAATTGAACCGGCATGAATTTTCCTGTTTGCTTTAACATATTCATTCCACATGGGTCTTTAAGTTGAAAAATAAAATCATCTGGACAACCTTGAATCCTCGCCCTTTCCCTGCATGTTAATGGAAGGCCGTTTATAGGGTGAAATTGACATTCACGACCATTACAAACAGAAGAAGGACCATCCCAGTTTAATCGAGATCTTCCTATTTTTTGTTTTACAGAACCATCCTTTGCTTTATAACTTGGGGATTCACCTGGTTTTAATTTTAAAAAGATCTCCTTAGCTTCTAAAACAGTTAAAGGCCTCCCGGGAACTATATTACTAATATGAGTTCTTTCTTTTAAACCCTTTCTAATATGATTATCAACCCCCTCTTTTTTATTTAATAAATCCCTAATGAGACTTTTTACTGTTAATGAATGAATTTCTTCCCCGGGTGTGAAAACAAATTTATTTTCTCTTAATACCCCTATTGCAAAAAACCTATTTCTATACTTCTGGATATTCTTATAACCATAATTTGAAACCCATTCAAAAAACACATCATATTCAAATAGATTTTTACTCCAGTCTAAAGCAGTATAGGCCTGAAGCGATCCTGGTAAATTATCCATTACAAAAAACATTGGCTTTACTTTTTTAACAATATAAGTAAAAAGAGGAATATCAGACGGATTATTTTTATTCCTACCCTCCTTCCAAACAGAAGTTGATGCAGACAGCAGGGAGTAGTTACCACAATCTGGATGTCCCATGATTAGATCGACACCCTTTATTTCTTCTAATTGTTCATCTGCAAGTTCTTCTATTTTTTTAACCATAAATGCTCCTGGAAAATTATATTCAAAAGTTCCCGTATGGTAATACTTTCTCCATTCAATATTTCCCACAACTTTAAACCCGGCTTGTTTTGCTCCAATTAACATTGACCCTACCCCGCATGTAACACCAAGAGCTCGAAAAGATTTCTTAATTTTAATCGGCATAAATAATCCTCCTAAATTTCTCATAATAATCCTCAATGCGAATTGAATAATTAACAGCAGAAAAATGCGGTACAATATAAACGGGTATGTTTTCAACGGGTTCTACTTTAACCCATGGCCGATAAGCATAACCCAAATTTTCAACTGCAAACCGACCAAATAATATAAATGCTTTTGGTTTTATTAATTCTACTTGCTCCAGCAAATACCCAATACAATTTTTTACATGATATGTATTCGGTTTAAAATCCCCCGGCATCTCACACTTGACAACATTATCAAAAAAGAAATCGTCAAACCCCCATTCTTCTAATTTCTTCTTTAATATTGTTATCCCCCGACCATCTTTAAATTTATGATCATTCACCCACGGATTCATTCCAATCATAAAAAATTTAGGTTCATCGACTTTACCAAACCCACAAGCAGAGTTACCGTATTCAACCCCGCACTTTTTACACGAATGAACAGACCGCTCTATATCGATAAGTTTCATTAATACTTCGACTCCTGCCGAAACTTATTGACCTCACTTTTTTTGAAATACAAATCAAACAAACTTTCAGCAGAGACCCCGCTTAAAATACAAAGCTCGATGAAAAAATGAAAAGCATCAGCAAGTTCCTCTTTATAATGAAGAACATCCGTCTCCATATGCGTAACTTTCCATGGTTTATTCTTCAAACAATTCATTGCTTCACCCAGTTCTTCTGTAACTCTCCATGCAAAATCTTTTAACCGAGCCTGACCTTTTGAATTATGAAGATCGACGGGAACACCCTCGTAAAGTAATAACCCGTTCCTCTTTTCAATTTCGTGATATTTTTCCATCAATTCTGTTTGCCTCTCAAATATCAGCATTAGCATATCACCATCAACTTTACTTCCTTTTGCATCAGTAATATTCATTTACAACCTCCTCTTGAAATAATTTAATTAATTTCCTGCGCCATTTAATCGGGTCTTCTATTAATTGTTTATTTTTCAACGGCTTTTTCTTTCTCTCTAAAATTGATTTCGGTATTATATCTTTAAATACATCCTTTAAATACTGTTTATTAATCCTATTCTTATAAGATAAGGCCAAAGCCGATTCGATAACTCCTCGTGAAAGATAAGGACAACGAAGCTCAACAGTATTCGCCATCATAAGTTTATCTAATCGGGGTAAATGATAATAAACAAGTTCCTCAAATATATCAGAGTATTGAGAATCATATTCTGTAATCCGCCGGTAACCCCCAAAAAGCTCATCCGCCCCATCACCTGAAATGCAAACGTTTATTCCCTCGCGAACAATCGCTTTTGAAAGAGCATACTGCTGCATAACAGACCCAAGATCTACAGGGCTTTCATTATAAAAAAGGGCTTTTTTCAAATCTACATTATCCAAAGTTAATTTTTGAACTTTAAGATCCCGGGGTATATTTAAATAATTTAAAAACTCATCCTCATCATTATCAATATGAAAAATTGTAAAATTGTGAGTCCTCTTTTCAATTAATTTATATATAATCGATGAATCCAGTCCACCTGATACCAATAAACTAATATCAATATCAGACACAAGCCTATTTTCAACACTCTCTTCAATTTGTTTTCTCAGATCCCCTTTATGGGGAAGAAGCTCTTTATAATAATACGTAGAATCATATTTTAATCCAAATTGAGTCAAATTTAATACCATACATTGATTCGGACCTATCTTCCTAATTCCGTTAAAAGGAGTCCGATCCCCTATATGATAACCCCACTTATGAACAGAAGAAATATACAAAGGATCCAATACGGGCCGCTCCTCAAGAATCAATAGAGGTTTAATCTCTGACGCAATTGAAAATGTTTCAAGATGGATATATAAAGGTTTTTTCGCCAATATGTCTGTTACCACAAACACCTTTTTTAATTTTCTATCATAAATAATGACGGACCAAAATCCGTCAAATTTCTCAAAACATTTAAGACCATATTTTTTCCATTCATCAATTAAAACTGTTACATCACTTTGAGCTCGGGAATCAATTTTTTTATAATTAAAAATCTCACCTACAAATAATACTATCAAATCACCCGAAGTGTAAGGTTGATCAAAATCAGAAGATATTCCTTGAATCGGGAGTCGGACATGGCCAAACTCCAATCCATCTTGGATCACCTCTAATCCACGCTGTGTCCCCCGATGACGGATTGAGCCAAGCATTTTATGCATACGACCTTTACAAGCGAAAGAGGGGGTAAATATAAACCCGCACATTATAACTCCTTAGACTCAGCCCTGTCAATCAGTAAAGCCTTTAAAAGGACCATGTAACAAATAGAATCACTAATTGAATCCGAAATAGCTTCGGAACTCGGAATTTTACTCCCTGAAGATAAATTATCAATAGTAACATTTAAAGTTACAAAATGCTTCATCCATTGTTCCCACAACGCTTGCTCGGGTGAATACCCCCGAATACGAGACGTCGTTTTAAAATTTTGTAATCTATCCTCATCCGAACCGTAAGATGAATCCTTTACTTTAAGCAATTCAGAACAAGATGTTAATAATACTTGGGCAAACTCATGAAATGTATCTTTTTTCATTCTTCCCCTATAACAAAAATACCGCCCGAGAAGACCCGAGCGATATAAAATGTCGTATTTTTAAAAGTTACGCAGCCTTGAGAACCTCCCCTTTCTTTGTCACAACAACCTTTTTCCCGATTGTAGAAACGTAAAGCCGGACATTTGCGGGTTTCGCAGTATCTGCGCCATAAGCCTTTTCCATATGCTTTACCAGAGCATCAAAGGTAATCCCCTTTTTCAGCTGACTGTAAACATCCGCATATTTGGACCCTTCACGAAAAAGACCCGAACCGACTTTCTTTTCTACCTTTTTCGCTTCCTCTTTTCTTGCTGCCTTTCCCTTCACTGCTACTGCTGCCTTTGTTCCTGTCTCTTTTGTTACTTTGACCTTCATCTCTTCCTCCTTCGTGAAACCCATGCACTTCTTATAAAGTGCCGGGTCCTCTTCTTTGCACATCTGGCAATCGAAAACGTTAATACTATGTTGCCCAAACCCCGGGCACTCTTCCTTTTCCTTTTTAAACTTGTCCTCAACTTCTTCTTTTACTTCTATCGCCTGCTGCCGTATTTTTATCCTCACCTTCTCACCTCCTTCATATTCCCGCTATCGATTTAATTATAATCCTTCCAAATGGGAATGTAAATTTAATAATTTTAATTCGTCTATAATCTTTCCTTATAAGACAAATCCGTCAAGGCAGGATTTCAGTCTCTCGACATCTTCTTGACTCAGCTCACCGGTGTCCTTCACACCACAAATGTGGACAGACTTCACCATGTTGAAATACACCGACAGCTCCTGCTCCCGCTCCCATCGCTCACGATCACTGACATCAGAATCAAGAGCAAGGAACACGGTAACATCCGGCTTGAAACAATACAATAACAACTCTCGCTGTCCCTGCGTCATGACTTTTTTCATCAACGCCACCGCAGGTATGCCGTTCTCCAAAAGCTTCAGAGCATCAAACTCACCCTCAACTACCACGATGTATTTCCTATCCGTTTTCCGCAACGACTCATACAGCCCGAACAGGCAATCGCCTACGAACATTATGGACTCATCATCCGGACAGTTCTTATAGACTTTTTTCCCCACGCTCCTCGACTTGAAGCTCACCACATTGCCGAGTTGATCCTTCACGGGAAGCACAACACACCAATCATACTTCCCAATGCCCTCTCGCAAGCCAAACCTATCTGCGTACATCACGTTGTGTCCCCTGCTCTCCAGATACTTCCTTCCCATCGACCCGAGAGGCCTGAACGAGTCCCATAGCTCGTTGAATGCCTTGACTCGTTTTTCCTGCTCGCTTTGGACAACGTCTTTCTTCTGCTCCTCAACTTCGCCTTCCCACGGGAACTGCGACATTATCTCCATGCATTCTCGAACAGAAAGCTCGTCATTAGGATTAAGCAACCTCAGTATCTTGACCGAATCGAATAGCTGATGCCCACAGTTCAAGCAGTACGAATGCGACCCATCAACACGTAAGTTCATATGAGCTGACTTGTCCTCGTGCAAAGGGCATGCAATGGCAACATGCTCCTTCATGACGTTCTTGCCTTTCTCTCGGTAAGAAATCCCAGTAGAATCTAAGTAGCTGATGATGTCGAACTTCACACTTCCCCCAAATAGCTTTTCATGATTGCGATCAGCTGCTTTTTCGGAGCCGACTCCAGTTTCTGTTGTAGCTCGTCAATCTTCCTGCTAATTATTTCGTCATCGTTTTTATACTTGATCTTCCATCCTCTGACAGCGGCATTGATCACCTTCTCCATGTTCTGCTTTATCAGCTCAGAATTATATAGATTGTATTGGCTCACCGATCATCTCCTGAACCGTTGATCATCCCACGCTCAACTCTGTCCCTGAGCTTCGCAATATTGTTCTCTGCAATGTCTGACAACAACAGATTGAAATACGTGGCAATCTCAGATGCATACCAAAGACAATCACCAAGCTCCTTCCTCATGTCAGCATCCAAATGAGTATTTCCATCCCGGTAGAACTTCTTCATCTTGTCTGCAACCTCCCCAGCCTCTGAGCAAAGTCCGAGAACAAGGCAATCAATCATACTGTGCGCCGGGTACTTGTTTGTCCTATGTGCCTGTAGCTGATACTCGCCGAAATCCATTCATTTCCTCCTATTTATATCAAATCTTTTAATCTTCTACCTTCAACGAACTTAGATATAAAACTCCTATTCGTAGACAAAACTTCTTCTACTCGCTCGTCAGTAGAACCCCTGCACATAATTTTTATGTAAGTACTGATATTTTTTTGTGCAAGACCTCTTATCCTCTCTCTTATCTGTTTATTTCTATCAATGTCAAAATCTTGAGAATAGAACACCATATAATGCGCCCCAGCAAGGTTAATCGCCTTGTCACCAACCTTCGGACTTACCACGATATGATTTCTGTTAATGGATTCATTAAATAACTTTGCTGTACTAAAAACATCAGATCCCGAACCCGCCATTATCGATAAAGGATTTAATCCCTTCTTGTGTAAAAAATCTAATATACCGTTTTGCTCAGCCACGTAACTCGCAACTATCACAACCTTCTTACCGAATAAATCATTATCGAGTAAATACTCCAATTCTCGAATCTTGGCATTATTGTCAAAGGCATGTACTCCATCTTCAGTTTTCACCCATCCGCCACATATCTGATGAAACTTTTGAGCAATAGCCTCTATAAAAAATTTATTCTTTTTAGTAATAATAACGCCACCATTATCTGCCTTAAGTTGATTATAGAATTTTAATTGATCACCCGACATATCTACCCAACGAACCATATCCTGCCTACCGGGCAAGTGTAAACACTCATCCTGAGTGTATCTAATCCCCTGCTCATACATAATCGCACTCAACTTTTCATCAGTGCCTGCACGAGGGATCCACTCCTTATGGGTCCACTTACTGACTTCATCATAGTGCAACCACCTAAAAGCATTAAAATTGGAGCCCAAATTCAAACCCAGATCAATACAATATTGCTGACAAAACAATTCTATCATAGACTTTGCAATTGGAAGACCGCTCAAGGCTATTCTATTCAAAGACTTCTTAGCAAGCTTCATACACAACTTAGAACGTTTTGCTGTCGAGTTCATGACCATTCTACTTTCGTCAACTATCAACATGTTCCATTTTCTATTCAAAACGGGCAATCTTTCTGCTTTTGATAAACTATCAAAAGACACGATATACATATCTGCAACACCTCGGTCAATTATCATATTTTTCTCTTTCCAACTGCCACGCACAACCTCCACTCTATAATCAGGCTGAACCTCCTTTATTTCTGCTTCCCAAGATTCTAAAGCGGCATTGACTGTCACAATCAATATGTTGTTTCTTATCCCCTTTAACGCGGTAAGATCAATAGCGCACTGAGATTTACCTACACGCATTTCATGCCAAAATCCAACACCGGAAAATTGTATCCCAAAAACCAAACTAAGCAGTTGATGATCAAGTGGCTTGCGATAGAACTTGAACCCCTTTGGCTTGACTTCATCTATAATACCAAAAAGCTCTTTCCTGTCCAAGCCCAACAACTTGATCTCTGATCCCTTTATGTAGTCAATCATCTTGGTTCAGTCGAGGTAACGGGCCCAACCATCCCACCACCTTACCTCTGTATTGAATAGAACTGTTTAAATACCACCATCCATTATTGTACCACATTAAAAATTTATCATCACAAAATTTATCAAAATTTGCCGGTATTCTACAAGCATAAATACCGGTTTTAACAGGATTAAAATCCGTAACATATTCTATGTATTTTATTTTCATACCTGTCTCTTTTTTATCACCACGTAGTCCACGCCCAAGCCCCATATCGAGTACGCTCCCCATTGCTCGCCGAGGCGCTGGACAGTTACATTGGTCCTCCTGTCCCACTCCTCGTTAGACATCTTGAAAGCACCATCAAGCTCTGTATGTGGTTCAAGCGTGATCCTGTTTAACTTTATCTTCCTATTGTTGTACTTGACGATCATTTTTCTTTTTCTTTTTTGTTATTATCTTTACAGTAGGCAAGTCCAAGTTTACGGGCTTCTTCTGCGGCCTTGCTTCCGGCATGCACCGCCTTCGCTGCTACACACCACTGACCCCTGTCGAGGTCCTGCTGAATCTCGTACACCATGAACTTCTGGG